AGAATGCCTTAGGAACTTTCATAGCAGCTAACATTTTATCTCTTAAGTATACTACGTCTTCAATTGCATTATACTCAAGACCAGGTAATGTATCAATTTTAGTACTTGTATTTCCACCTCTTACAGGTACATAGAAGTCTTCATTTACGTTCATCATGTTGTAACGTAAATTATATTCACCTGTTTTTGGATCAACAAATGGAGTACGTTGTGTTTGTGTTTTAAGTTTTTCCATGTATGTTGGGATTTCATTCGGTGGAATGTTACCCATATCAACATAGTAAACACGACGTTGAGGTGCTCTTAAAATACGGTGAATCAACATTGCATCTTCCATCAATGCTAATTGCTTAAATATCTTACGAGCAGGTTCAATATATGAACGACCATAAGGAAGAAAGTTATAGTCACCTAATAGTCTAAAGTTTGCCATTTCATAGTTTTCAAACTTAATACTATCATTATCTACTCCTGATACCATACCGGTATATGAAGCATTTGGTGCTATTCTAAATTGTACGTAAGCTGGATTTTTAGGGTCAAGTCCTTCTTCTCTAATAACATTATAAACATTAAGAGGAATTACTTGATATACACCATATTTTTCTGAAATATGGAGGTGTAAATAGAAATCACCATACTTACACATTGAACGAACCCAACCCCATAAATTAAATTCAATATTTAATATATCATAGAATAAATTATATAATATTCTTTGAATGTTTTCGTCAGGTGATTTGATAGCTAACACTTCACCTGCACCATTTTTAAGTGTAGATTCATCAGCTACAATATCTAATACAGATGCTACAATTGGATCACCATCCATTACTTCATAGTCGTTATACAACTGCGGTCTTATAACGGTGTAGTTAGAATAAGGAGCATTACCAACATAGGTACCTAAACCACCAGTGTATATACGCTGGTATCTTTCAGGGTACATATTGGTTTGTACAACTCCTGTTGATTGTATATGGTCAGTATCGATTACTGCTACCTGATTTCCACCAACATTGCGGATAATAACATCAGTTGAAAATAATCTTTTTAACCTACCAAATAAAGATGTGTCTATCATGTGTATAAATATTTTTACCTTATTAACCAAGTAATATCTTCATTACCATATTCTGTGGGCATTTGCCAAGGATTATTAGGACCATTGCCTCTAGCAGCATATGGATTCATAAAGCCTCGTTCTACTGAAAATCCAGTTAGTGAGGCTCTATCCTGCTCCATATTGTGCTTTCTAAATCTTAATGCAGTATCACGCAAGTAAAGACCCATACTAAATGACATTACTAAGTCGTCATTATATCCATCTTGAGCTTGTGCTTTACTATTTTTCCAAATAAAAACCTTCATTTCTTCTATTAATCGTTTTGAGCGTATAGTACACGATTTTTCATGTGTATACTCTCTAAATTTTTCAATCATTAATGGTCTAGTTTTTACAGACGTTGTAAAACCAGCTATTAAATTATTATTTCCATCCATTCTTCTAGCCCATTGATCAGAGGTTAAAGCATCTTGTTTTGGAGAATAATACAAATTCGCATATCCCCTATCAATTGCTGTTTGTACTGTATCCCAACCTACGTTAGCGTTTTCTATTGATAATAGAGCATCATTATATTCTGATGCTATTCCTACTAACATATGTCCGTAATCACGAGTACCAATTTGTCCTCTATATTCTGCTACTTGTGTTGCTGTTTCAATATCAAACACATGACACGCAGAATAGTCTTTACCATCTCCTCTTGCTACGTCAGCTACTACTAAATAACTTTTACTATAGTTTGGTTGTTCCCAAATCCACAAGTTACCATCTACTCCTCTTTTTTCAACTGGTTCTATTAAATTAGCTTCAAACCAACCTATAGTATCAGGTTCAAATACTGTATCACCTGAGGTTGCAAAATCGCAATCACATTCTTGTGCTGCCATTCTTAAACCTAAATCACTGTCCTGTCTAATTCTCCACTCCTGATTTCTTTCAGGGTGTACACTCCAAGGCAAACGAATAGGAACAAATGAATTGTCTCCAATTTCTGATTTTTGCCATGTTTGGTGGAACCAATTACCAGTACCATTAGGAGTAGATAATGCTATACATCCACCACCCGTAGCTAACGTTTGTTGAGCAGAAGCAAATATCTCTTCAATGTTTTCAATGAACGCGGCCTCGTCTATTATTAGTAAAGATACAGCTTCAGATCTACCAGCATCACCAGCAGCAGAAACAGCTTTTACTTGAGAGCCATTTGCCAATTTAAGTAAGAGTTTGTTGTTCTCCAAAGGTTTCTCAGCTCCCTTTAACCATGAAGGTAAGTTATCATACATAAATCTTACCTTAGTAACCATGTTTTTGGCAGTATCTTGTTTAGTTGCTATACACAACACGTTTTTGTCTTTATGGAACAACATCATCCATAAAGAGAAACCAGCTACAAGAGTAGAGATACCTAACTGACGAGATTTAAGTACTATATTATAATTATTTTTCTGGAATTGGTATAGTACTTTTTCTTGGAAAGGATATAAATGGAATTGTATGCGACCCCTAGTTGGGTGTTGGATCATACAATATTTTTTCATAAAGTGGGCAGGATCGGTCATGCACTTTACATACTCCTGCTTAATTATGTCTTTAATATTTTCGCTCATTAACCGTTAAATTTGATTCTTGAATATCTCGACAATAATATATAGGATAACCAAAAACAACCTGAAATGGAATAAAAGACGGCGTCCGCGGCCCAATAAGATCCAGTCAGGTCCATAATCAGCTTGAATAGGGCGTCGTAGCCAAGCGGCAGGAAGAACATAGCTAACATCAATGATAAGTTTTTGTATAGCTCTATTCGCTTCTTTTTTGATTGTTTTAAATATTTTATTTTTCGAATCACCGTCGTCCATATATTTTTAGGTTAGTTAAACAATTTATAACCTGTTATATATAAATATATAATTAGAAAGAAAGCTCGCATTATAGCGAGCTTAACTTAATTTATAACATCATATATTATTTTACCAATAATCCTAAAACAGTACCAGCAGCAATACCAACGCCAACGCCTTTAAACTTATTCCAAAATGCTTTCTTTTGAGCAGCTTTAAGATCTTTCTTAAGGTATTCACTTACTTGTTGTTGCATTTCGAATTGTTTTGACTTTAAAGCAATAGCTGAATCGGCTTGTACTAATGCTGCTTTAGAAAACATAAGTGAATTTTGCAATGCACCAACTTGATTAGTTAAAGCACCGTTTTCTTGTTTTGATGTAGCTAATTCACCTACTAAATGATCTTTTTCTACTAGTTCAATAACAATAGCGTTACCAACATTTTGATCAAGTGCTAAATCAACACCTATTTTAGGTACAGTATCATATCGTTTTACAAAAAACGTATCAATTACTTCTTTTGGTAAATTACGAAGAGCAGCTAGTGCCTCTTCTTTTGCTTTACGTTGCTGTTCTGCTTTAATTTTGAGAGCATCTACTAATATACCAGATTGTTCTGCAATACCTTCATATAATTCAGAAGAATCTTTAAAACGTTCTTTTTCTGCTACTGCTTCTTCAAAGTGATCTTGCACTACAGCAATTTCTTTTTCTAAAAGTTGAACTTCTTTTTTGTATTTACTAGAACACCCAGTATCACGAATTAAAAACAATAAGATAAAACATAAAACTACAGTTATTGGAGTTTTATTACGTCCTACAAAATCTAAAAAAGCATCAAAATATTTCATTTATTATTTTGTTTTAGAAACTTCATAGATGCTATCATAATCTTTAAAAGATTCTCCACTATTATCAATATCTTCAACACCTGAATCTTCCATTAATTCTTCATCATCAAGATCTACAATATCAACATCGGCTGCTTTAACAGAAGCAGGTTTAATTTCTTTACCTAATTTTTTAGATAATATTTTAGAAATGCTAGCAGCATCTACTGATTTGAATTTGAAATCCAAAGTAGTAAGTACTTTGTCTAATACTTCTGGTTCTAATTCTTTAAGTTTTGTAACTAAAGTATCAAGTCTTTTAGCTAAGATATCAGTACTAGCTTCTTTACCTTTTTGTAATGCTTTTTTATAGTCAGCAGCACTTAAATCGCCTTCTTCTTCGCGAATAGCACCAAGACGAATCTTAGAATCTTTATAGGATCTGATAATAGATTGAATTAAAGAATCATTATCAATAGTAAAAGAAGTTGCTTTTTGTGTTACAGGATCTAAAGTAACAGCTTGTGCTTTTTCAATATTTGCATCAACTGGTTCTTCTTCTGGTTCAGGAGCAGGACCACCTGAAATAAATTCTTCTTCCTCTTTATCAGAAACTTCTTCTGTTTCAGTACCACCAGTTGCTGTAAGACCATCTACACTAATCAAAGCAGCAAATACAGGATATATACGAGGCATCAATGCTTTTCCTTTTTCATCTACAAACCCTAAACCAGCAGCAATTTCAGGACCAGTAATTTCACTTTTTCCTTCCAAAAACTTCAAAGTATCAGCTAATTTTGATGGGCTAATAGGACCACCAGTTTTAATATCTTTAGCTTTTTCTTTAATATCGTCAGCTACTTTAAAGACAACAGCTTTACG